GCGGTAACACGTTGATACCCGGAAGCGTAAGTATCCGGTGCTTCGCAGCAGATACCAAGAACAACATGTTTGTCAAAGATTCGTTCATCGGGGTATCAATGGACGTTCTTTGTGGTCCGAGAACTACGGCAACAGCGTTCCCTTTCGAGCAAGGAGGGTACTTATCCACTGCACCGAGAGGAACAGCTTTTTCATCATCTGTAATTCAAACCGGAGAGACAAACCTTTGTCGAAGTACGGATGCGGTTATAAGATGTGGATTGAATACATACGTGTATCTTCCAACGGGATACTCCGGTAGAATTCTATGGGCATACACCGAAGGTGAAACAGCGGTGTATTCGGGAGAATCTAAAGCGATACCTTCGGGACTGACTAAAATAGAACATCCGGTATATAAGCAATTTATGTTGCATATCAACAAGATTAACGGAACTGCAATGACCCCGACTGATTTGTTGGCTACAGGAGCTAAGATACTAGGACATATTAGCGGTTCTGTACTAACGGACATTAGACCGGAATCGGCATCGGGTGAATACGTGATGGTAAATTCGTCTTTCATTGCGGAAACTGACAACTTTGGATTGAATGCCGCACAGTTGCGATTCTTGGCGGGTAGTATGTACGATACTACCATGTACACAAAGACGGATAGACCGGAGTATAAACCTTATGGTACATTCCGGAATGTAGAACGGCTGGAATATACTAAGTATCTGCCCGATTCGCACCGTACCGCAGCAACTAGGGATACCTATATCTCCGCTTATGATTGTCCCCTGTTACGGGTAGACAATACTACTTACAACGATGCTTTGGCTGCTAAGGGAAACCTTGTACTCCGTAGATGCATTGTGCCGAAAGCCATATTCACGGATAACATCCATAATGGGAATGTGTACGAGGACATAGATTTCTCCTACGCTAGCGACCACTTAGGAGCGAAAGCTGGGAATAACTTCGATATGTGGAGTTCTCACAAACAAGGTGAGTATGCGGCTATTGGTGCGGGCACGGCGATTGCCGGATTAATCAGTAGACCGGAGAACCTAGCAGCAGGGTCCGTCTTGGGTGCGGGCATTGATTTTCTTCCTTTAGACGGAAGCATCGTGGAGCAAGGTGCGTATGAGGCGGGAAGTAACTTAGGTGTGCCCTATGAAGAGACTAAAGTAACTTCTGCGGCAGTTGTCAGAAGCTATAAGCCCGTTTCAACCGCAAGCTTGTCTTTACCAACCATGCCGTCCGGTTACGTACTAGACGCGATTGTATATTTAGACGAATCCTTCATTGTCCGGAGAGCGGTGGCAAATCCCGCATCTATCGAAAACACCTACCAGTATGCCGTGATGCAGTTTAGAAGAGCCGATACGTCTAGATTAAACGTCTCGGACTTCATAGCACTTGGCTTGTCTTTGCGTTATTATAATTACTCTAACGTTCCGGAGATCACAGGATCTGCCTACGTGGGTGCGGGGTGCACGGTTCGTGGAGATGTTCAGCTAATCGGTGATCCTTATGTTAATAGACTGTTGGATGTTAATGTGTGGGAACGTGGTGAAAATACAATGGTACCTCAACAAACTTGGGAAGCCGGGAAGAACTTAACTAACCAAGAAAGACACTTTGAATTTAAGGAAGCCATTCCGGTAGAAGCCGGAGGAACGTTATCGGTTGCATCCGGGCATTTCATATATGCCGGGTGGATGGATGAGAACAAGCGAATATTAAGTACTAGCGGTGTATGGGCGACGTCTTTCACGGTTCCTGCGCATGCTAAATATGTGGGTTTGGTGCTGAAAAAGGCCGCCAGTGCAGAGGCTGCGGGGGCGCTCATAGATGAGTCCTACATCCCGTTAGCAAACGTTAAGTACGTTCGAGCATTCAAGAAGCGTAGATACATAGTTAACGAACTAGACCGTACTAGCCCGGAAGACATTCTGTTAAGCGTGGATTATTGGGAACAGGGAACAGCCGGAGGCGGACAAGCAGACGCAGGTAAAACCTACGAGGAAATTAAAGCAACATCCGGAAGCACTATAAGACTTAAACGTCCTATAAATGTTTCCCCAACATCTAGTATATCATCGGCATCGGGATTTTCAAGGTATATTAGGGTGCTAGACGCAGCAACTAAATTCCATTTAGGAGAATCACTTGCCAGTGCTAAGATGGCTTTACTTGCTGCTATTATTCAGAAAGACCCATCGGCTGCGATTACTCCATCGGAGATAGCCAATTCTAGGCTGGTACTGGAATTCGTACCACAGCCGAGAATCATAGCTCCCTACGGCGTGTCTAATGTTTGGATAGAAGGTACGAAGGTTCGGATGTACGACAATTCTGTAATATCTAGAACGATTACTAAAGGCGCGGGCGTTATTCTGAAAGGTGACGCGGTGATGGGGAGTGTATTCACAGGTGACGTATGTATGTGTTCTAACGGTCACGGCGACGCAATAATCAATAAGTAATGATATTCAGTGATATACTAAACTTTATGGATGAGCAAGCCGTTAAACTCGGCTTGCCTATCTATTTCGGAGACAACTACACCGTGAATGAAATGGTGAATGACATCTCCGGAATGTTCCTCACGTTCGATGTACCCGATGGTGGGATGGCGAAGCTGCCGCCCGCTACCCGGAAGTACAACGTAGTGTTGCAGTGCTTGGACAAATCATATTATATGGAGAGTGACGCAGAGGAACTTGATACATTGGTTCGTACCGACTTGGCTTTAAACAAACTAATGAGTACTTTTGTCTGTCACTTCGAGGTGGACGGTCTGATATTCCGAAAGGTTCAGAACATTTACGATTCGAAAAAGTCGGGGTGGCAGGTAACGTTCTCGGTATCAGATGATTTGTTAAACTATGGATAAGGATATACTAGCGGCGGTAGAGCAGATTAAGAAGGAGATTTTCGAAAGCTACATTTCGAAAGGCCTAGTCGCATCCGGCGAATTTGGACGGGAACTAAAGGTTAACGACTTAGGCAACCGGGTGACTATAACCGCACCGAAACATACTATTCAGATGGAACAAGGCAGGAAGGCAGGAGCTTTCCCGCCTGTTTCTGCTATTAAGAAATGGATACGGGACAAGAACCGGACAGCGGGCACGAACATCCCGGAGGAAGCCGCATTCGCTATCGCCTACGTGATCAAGCGGGACGGCATCAAGGTTCCTAACAAGTTCAATTCCGGAACAGTCGTTTCGGATGTTCTCAACGAGCAGCGGGTGAAGCGCCTGACTACGGATTTCTACGCGATATTAAGAGCTAAAATTTCAAACATCTTACTGAAATGAAAATACAGTTTTTAGATACTAATCAGACGATAACCGGGACAAACAGGACCTACATAGAAGTTCCGGGATTCCAAGTGATTCACTACAATAAGCCGTGTTATGTTAAAATTAACATACTGGACGATGAACCATCGAATTCCTACGTTGAAGCGGCAGCCGCGATAGTTGACAATTTACCGGGTGCCGCACTCGCCTTGCCAATATTGGATAACAACATCGTTGACCTGAGCGTCATGTCCTCGTACCTTCCAACATTTCAAAAAGATATGGAATCAGGTGGTGTGTGGAGAACGGTGACACTGCTCTTCACCGTAAATCCCAACGGCGGATTGAAGTACTACTATTTCCGCATCTACGTAATGAACATAGACTCTCCGAACGTGATCAACGCGAACGTTCTAGGCGGGACGGACTTCAAGAACAATGAAGGGATACGCGTTCCAGTGGCGCACGCGTTCAATGACCAGTTTTGGTTAATGCCTCGTCTCGTTTCTACTATAATGGAGTACGAATTGGACAACGGTGAAGGGCTATTTTACGCGAAACAAGGGGATAACACTATCCCCGACATCCACGGGACCTACAGTAAGATGCAGGTCAGAAACGATTCAACATCCGACTTGCTTCTAACGAAGTACTACGCTCCTTTGGTGCCCAGTGATTGCGCGATTACGTTCAGATGGCTTAATACCGTGGGGTCTATGGACTACATTTCGTGCCAAAACTGGACAGTTACGCCTACCATCCGCAGGGATTCGCTAGGCGGGACGGTCACAAAGAACGAAATACAGGCTATTTTCGCGGTAAATAACGACAATATTGACGCTTTAACGCGCCTTTCCGTCAGCCCGGACATTCAAGTTAAGGGCATTTTACCGAATGGTAATGCTATCCGGGTGATAGGTTCTACCACATCCGGCGTGAAAATGACCGCTTCGGGTCTTGCTAAAACGATAACGCTTAAATTTGTTTACTAATGGAACTAGGAATTAAGGTAAATGGACGATTTTTGGACGGTGTTACGGGTGACTTGAAGTTATCCGTAGTGTCCGCCGACCCCTACACTATGTCACAGCCGACACGAGCGTACTCCGGAACGATATCAGTTCCCCGCTCTGCTACCAACGACCTAGCTTTCGGAGCTATGCGTCACTTCGGAATGCGTACACGCGCCGTTTCAGCACAAGGTTGGGAATATCCCGGTGCTATGAGAGGACCCGGCGGGTACAAAGTGGAGCTATTCATCGGAGGCATGCCCGTTCAGGGAAACTTCCGGGCTTCTGTGACCTGCAAACCTACGGGCTACGACCTAGCGTTATCCGAGACGGCGATAACGGCGGAGCAACTTCCGGCGAAGATTCTGAATCACGTGGATATTCGCGGAGCTAGCTCGGCGGGCGCGTATAACGTGAATCTGAACCGGGTGCTAGCGGATGCGTTCAACGCTCAGGGAAATAACATCTATTTCCCATACTACGCCGAGAACATGCAGCCCGTGATCCGCACGACCTTCGAAAGCAAGACCATGACGGATGCCTACGTAGGACAGAACGTTACGCTGGCTTTCCGGTTCGCACTTGATTCGGACGCGGGTACAACGTATCTGAACAATGATATCGACATCATGGAGTACGCGATACGGGACCCAGCTTCCCAGTATACACTAGGTAACTACGACACACTGTTTTGCGAGGCTACGAACTTGCAGGAGGTAATCTTAGATGTGTCCAGTTACGCGGGCGCGCCTCCGAGTTTGGCGATACGTGACAAGTCACATAAGGTCGTAGTCGTATCCCTGTCCCCTATCGGAGACTTGACGGACAAGACACATGTTCGGTACATGATGAATAGTGTGAATTCATCCATCCGCATAAGTGGTTCGCTAGGCTTCACCGGGATGTACCTAACAACGCTGACTAACACTATCGCACTGGACGTTCACCCGCCTAGCGATATGGATTCAGAAGCCGCGTTCAAGATCAACCTTAAGGTAATCAACGTATCGGGTGGCGGAACCACTACGGTAAACGCCGGGTTAGGAACTGAGAATGCACGCGAATTGCTGGACGGTATCTGCAAGTCAATGATGTGGACATACACCTTCACGCTGAGCACAAACAACAAGGTAGTATTGAACATACGTCCGATCCTTCATGCGGACATTACTACGGCGGGTTTTCGGAAGGCCGTGAACGGATCGACCTTGCAAGATTGGAGCGCTTACTACGTGAGCACCGAAAAGATAGAGGATTCTAGCGGATTCGCGAATTCAATTAGCGGAAAGATCGGAGAAAAAAGCGTTTGGTACACGGTGGCGCAGGGGATGTTCAAAACGAAACAGGAGGTATTCACCGCAGCCGTTCCATATAAAATGGACATGACTTTGCCGCGTCTCATGTTCTCGAACACGAGCACCAACGTGGCGTCAGACTATTACTACTCGAACAACTACTTGTATAATACGTTCCGTCCCTATTATGACTTGTTCAGCGATGGGGTAGACGTAACCATAAACGCCAACATTCCGTTTTTCCAGTTTAAGAAACTATACAGACCGGATGGCGCGGTGTGGCTAGACCAGTTCAAATGCTGGTTCTACGTTCGCTCGGTGACTGATTTTTCCATCTCAACAGGCGACTGTAAGATGAAGCTAACAAAACTTAATCTCAAATAATATGGCAGATAATGTTACATTACTAGACCTATCCTTCAACACGGCAGATGCCGTGGACGGACTGGATAAGCTCATCGCGAAGTCGCTAGAACTATCCGACAAGAAGGCACAACTCACTAAACAGATAGCCGCCGAGAAGAACGCCCTTGCTGGGGTACGGCAGAACTACAAGGACAATCTCATAGACCAAACGGTATATGAGAAAGCCCTTGCTAAATCCGCCTCTACGATCTCCGGCTTTCAGAAAGACCTAGACGGGACGAACGCCGCATTAAAGGCGACTAACGGAACGATCAAGGCTACGACCACTATAATGAATAGTCAGGCCGAGACGGTGGAAACTTTGCGCGCGAAGGTTGCTAAGAACACCATCGAGCTAAACAAAATGTCGGTTGCCGAGCGAACGACCGGAACTGCCGGAAAGGAATTGGTAGCCCAAACTAAAGCGTTATCCGACCAGTTGAAAGACCTGGAGAAAGGAGTGGGTGATACGCGACGTAACGTGGGTAACTACGCCGAGGACATCGAGAAAACGACCGGAAGCCTCGGAGGTCTGACAGGTGCCACAGGAATGATGGTGAAGGGGATGTCGAGTGGCATCACTTCGGTGAAGGCGTTCAACGCCGCGTTGATGGCGAATCCGTTTATCGCCATTGCTTCGGTTATCTTGCTCATCATCGGACATCTCGGAAAGCTAAAAGAAAAGAACGAGGAATTGGCTACGGGACTGAAAACATTGTTTGCTCCGGTTCAGTTCTTGGTTACTCAGATAGCGGATGCGGTAGCCGCGTTCCTTGCTCAACTCGTGAAGGGAATAAACTGGCTTTACGATGCGCAGGTAAAAGTCCTCGATATGCTAGGTCTGTTACCGGATGGTTTTGCGAAAGCAAGGGAAGCTATAAAGGGCGTGGCACAGGCGCAGCGTGACCTATATAACGCCGAGACGGACAGTATTTTAGTATTAGCTAAGCAGAAGAAAGAGCTGGAACAAGCGAAGCTCCTAGCGGCGGATCAAACGAAAAGTGTGGAAGAACGGAAGGCAGCTTTACAGGATGCCCTACGAATTTCTAAGGAGATGGAAGAGGTAGAGGTAGGACTAGCAGAGGCGAAATACAAACAGATAGCTTTCGAAAACGGCCTGTCATACACGATGGATGAACAAAGAAGACAGCAGGTAGAACATGAGGCGGCTATGGAGGAAAAACGCGCTCAATACGCTTCTCAGAGAAAAGAGCTAGAAGGGCAGTTTACCGGATTCATAAAATCCGAGAACGACAAGCGAGATGCTGCGAATAAAGCCGCAGCGGAGAAGCGGGCAGCAGCCGACAGGAAAGCAGCCGAAGACGCTAAGAAGGCAAAGGAGGACGCAGAGAAGGCGGCAGCAGCGAAGGCGAAGGCTATCCAAGCCGAAGTACTGAAAAGCTACGAACAGGGTATCACGGAATTGCAGTTGCAAATCCGAGAGAGGAACATCGGCATCATTGACAAGCAGAAGGCGATCGAAGACCAAAACGAGATAAACCAAGCCATCTTGGAGAAGGAACGTTTCCGTTTACAGGAAGGCCTGATAACTCAGCGGGAATTTGACAATACCAAGTACGAGATGCAAGTGTCCTTGCAAGAAAAGATATACGCGCTCGAGCAGGAAAAGGCGGCGCAGAAGAAGGAAGCCGAAGCAATGGACGCAGAGAACCGCCGTACGATACAGGAACAAAAGATCACCAATGAGTACGAACTTCGGCAGATGCAACTAGACGCTCAATACGCGCAGGAAATAGCGAACGCTCAGAAGATCGGCGCGGATACAACACTGATCGATCAGAAGTATAACGAATTGAAGCGGAAGAACACCGCAGCCCGTTACAACGCTGAACTGGGTATGGCAGCGGATACCGCCGGGCAAATGTCAAACCTGCTGGGACAGGAATCAGAAGCCGGAAAGATATTCGCAGTTGCGCAGGCTACGATCAACACGTACCTCGGTGCTTCGAAGGCTATCGCACAGGGTGGTATTTGGGGTGTTGCGCAGGCTGCGATCGTAATCGCCGCGGGTCTGAAACAGGTGGCATCTATTATGAAGGTAAAAGATGACGTTCCAAAGACTAGCACGAACGTTCGTAAATTCGCTAAGGGTGGTACGGTGATGGGCGCACCGCATTCGCAGGGCGGCGTGACATTTACCGGGTCCAACGGGCAACAGTTCGAGGCGGAAGGTGGCGAGAATATGTATATACTCAACAAATCGGCTTCACGGGCTATTAACGCGCTGTCTGCGTTGAATCAGCAGTATGGGGGAAGGTCATTCGGACGTTCGAATGCATACAAATATGCGCAGGGAGGAGGTTTTGATGTGCTCAGTACTAGCTCATTTACTACTATCAACCGCCAAATGTCGCAAAACAAGGTGGATTTATCCGATAAAACGATAAATGCCATCGCCGCAGCGTTCGTGGAAGGGATGGAAAATGCTCCAAATCCGGTTGTTTCCGTACAGGAAATTAACGAGGTATCTCAGAATATGGTGTTTATCCGGGAATCCGCACTTTAATTAGTGCGGCAGTCTTGGGTAGACGTTGATTTAACTAGTATATTTGCACAAATTAATGATATCATATGGCTGATTTTAACAAAGTACGAATCATAGAGGCGGGTCCGACCGCTAATAAGTGGGAGGACATGGGACCGGACGAGGAACCCGTAATGGGAACTATTGTAATTACCCCCGAATCACTTGCATCCTTGGCGGCATGCGGTAACCTTCGTCCCATCCACTCCCGCAAAACTCACAACGGGAACGACCTGTTGGATGCATATATCGGCAAGTTCTCTAATTTCGTGGTAGAAGATAACATCGTGTACGCTGATTTCGATTTTTCCGAGGCAACGGCGGAAGCCTACCCGAATGAGGTGAAGTTCATGCGTGCCATGATTGAGAAGGAACCGGAGATGCTAGGCGTGTCTGTCGTTGATGACGATATGAAGGTTTGGAATGAGGAAAACCAAACGTGGGACGTAATCGAATTTTTAGAACTTTATACTTGTGACTTAGTGGGGTTACCCGCAGCCACAAGTTCACTATTCAATAACCAAAAATCAAGTAACAAGATGGGAATGTTTTCAAGTATTTTCAGTATGTTTTCGGCTAAGACGAAATTAGCCGAGACAATCGTAGACGCCGTTAACGGTGAAAAGATTACGATTAAATCCGCGGGCGAGGAAGTCGCCATCGGTGACGCTGTTGTTAAAGCGGACGGTACGCCCGTAGAGGATGGGGAGATCACGGTAACCACAGAGGAAGGGCAACTCATACTCGTGGTAAAAGACGGTATGATCGAATCCTTTAAAGAGGCTGAGGAGGAAGCCAAGGAGGACGTAGAAGAAATGGCGGACGATGAGGCCAAAGAAGACGAAGACAAGAAGAAGGGCACGAAAACGCCGGACGAATTTTCGAAACGTCTTACCGCGTTGGAAACGTCTTTGGGAGAGATCAAAACTATGCTTTCCAAGCAGACCAAAACACCTAGTGTAGCTAGCCGCACCGTGGGGGACAAGACAAGCGCGGCGGAGAAAACTCAGCTATCGAATGACGAGGCGAGAGCTAGAGCCAAAGAAGCGATGATCAAATTCGCTAAACAGAAGTAATCACTTTTAAATTATAGGAGGCTAAAATTATGGCAATGACTTTTACAGACTTAAACAATTTGAATATTAACTCACTATCTGACGTTATCTCTTTGACCGTCGGTTTAGTGGGCGAGATGGAACGCGGCGCGACAGTTCTTGCAGGACTGGACAATAAAACGCCTATCGTCACTTTCACGGCTGCTGACAAGGCACTTCGTAAATCCGCAGGGTGTGCTGGAACATACGAGTATAACCGCTTGGTGGATAACGTTAAGTACTACGACTTCCAACCTATCGAACTACCTATCGTGGTTTGTTTGCAGGACTTGTGGGGTAAGATGGTGGCAAAAGGTATCCACCTGTCAGACGATTTCGATTCTACTCAGTTAGCGGGCTTCATGGCTGCGGAAGTACTGAAAGTATTGGAAGCTGACTTGCTGCGCTTGGCTTGGTTGGATGGAACAAAGACAGGGGACACTGCGTACAGCATCTTTAAGAACGGTGGTTTCTTGAAACAGATGGTATCAAGTTCTGAGACTATCCTTACTTTGACTTTGGACGACGACGCAACAACGGGTGTAGAGGCTACGATGAAGAAGCTTATCGACAACCAACGTCCGGACCAAAAGGAAAATTCTGAATTCTTTGTGACTTCAAACGTTATGCGTTTGTTTAAGAACTTGGTTCAGAAGAAGGACAATACAACTGCTCAGCAGCACTTCGAAGAAGGTAAACCAGTTTACACACTGGAAGGCTACAAGATCAACGAACTTCCTCACGTATCGGCTTCCATGATTGCGGATGAAACAGATCAGAAAGCGTTTATCGCGTTTACTCCGAAGACAAACATCCAAATCGCTTTGGAGGATTCAAGCGTGAACATTAAGCCGTTCATCCAAGATGCTAAGGACCGCAAGTATTACAGTACTACAGTGTTCGCTGCCGACGCGATGGTAGCTATTCCAAAAATTCTTAAACTCGCTACAACAGCGAAATAACAATAAATACCCTAAACTATGGCGTGTATTAAATTAAATAAGGCTATCTCGTTTGGGTGCACGGGCGGCTCTGTCGGTTTGGCAGGGCTGTACCTTGTTAACAAGGCGGATTTGGCTTCTCAGACGGTTGCGGCGGACGGTGTTACTCTTAACGCTATTAAGCTATTACCCGGCGCGAAGGCTATTCCGGTTGACTGTTACAAGAATGGCGCGAAAATAGCGGATGCAATGCGCACCCTAGACGGCGCGGCGGGAATGGAACAGACAGTAACGTTAACGGTCTACGATAAGTCCTCTGACGGTATGGCGATTCAAGAAGCCTTATTATCGGGAAATTTCGTAGCCTTTGCAAAACTCAAAGACGGTGGCAGCATTAAGGTCTCAGGACTTTATGCAGGATTAGAAGCGGCAAGCATGGACGGTGACACATCCGCAGCAGGTGGATTCGTAACCGTAACCTTGAAAACGCCGGATAACTCACGCGGAGACCGCAACATGGTTGCTCTACCCGCAGTATGGACATATTTGGAAGCTAACAAATTAACTTAACAACATGGGATGTATCAGTAATATAACAGGTGCTATCACCTATGACTGCTTAGGCGGTGCGGTTGGAATAGCTGATTTGTTGCTTATCAACTACTCAGACATTCAATCTATCTCCATTGCGGCGGGTGTGGCTACGGTTGCCCTAACGAGCACAGGGAAGACTATCCGAGTCGCTTCTATCCGTAAGGGTGCGAACGCTACAGAGGAACCGAGAATCAACGAAAATGCTCCGAACGCTTTGGCGCAGTCAGTAAACTTCACCGTTTACAAAAAGACTACCGCCGAAAACGTGTTCATCAACACAATTCTTAATTCCCGCCTCGTGGCGGTTGCTAAGATGGTGGAAACAGGCGTTTATCGAATCTATGGATGTAACTATGGTTTGGAAATCTCCGGTTTGGAGGAGTCCGCAAACGAAAATGGCGGGTACACCGCTATTACATTAACTACACCGGAAGCGGTTCTAGGCGAAGCACGTGCGAGCGTGACAGAAGCTACATGGACGGCGCTTTTGGCTAAAGTATCATAACGAAATGGCTTGTTTGAAAAGAATCTCACAGGATTTAGCGTTCGATTGCGCGAATCCGGGCTTAATCTCCGGCATCACCGGAATTGAAGAAGCCGTAATTTTGAACTACGAAGATATTTCCAGTATCTCGGCTTCTCCTACTACTGGTAATGCTGTCGTAACAAAGAAGGCAGGAACTAGAGGCTACACCGTTCAGGCGGTGAAAAACTCCATCCAAGTTACAGAGGCGGCTCGCGCCAACGATAACGCGCCTACGATGATGGAGATATCGGTAGTAATGAAGTTACTTTCGTCTTTGCCTGTCGTTACGTACATCATCGGGCTGCTGTCCGGTTCGTTCCTCGTAGCGGTGAAAACGAAAAACAATCAGTACTTTATCTTGGGGTGCGGTGCTCCTTTGGAGGTATCCGATTTCGCGACTGACAGTGCGACGGACGGTGTTTCGACCGCGACTTTAAAAACGCCGGACGGATCATGTGGCGATTTCCGCTACGCTATCACCGCGGCACAGTATAACGCTTTTAAAACAGTATAACAATCATGGCTAGACAGAAAGCAGCTAAAATAGCAGAACCGGTGGGCAGACAGCTTGTAATGCTCACAGACGAAGTGGAGATCTTGAATCTCTGCAAGAGTATCACCCATCTGAAATTAGATCCTACGTGCCACATGGACCGCGCATTCGCGAAGAAATGGTACGAAAGCCACTACCTTACAGGCGTTCACGTTCGTTACGTGATGAAGCCGGGAATGTCAATCAATCACGTGGCGGACGGCGTAGTTTATCGTGCATTCAACTGCACCGATGAAGTTGCGGAACGAATCATGCGCGAGAATCCCGATTACATTCCTTACTTCGATGATCTCGGACCTATCGGCGTAGAGGATGAACCTACCACGATACCGGAATCGCCGGAACCTGAACCGGAACCGGAACCGGAACCGGAGGCACCCGTTGAAAATCCGGAACCGGAAGCACCAGTTGAAAATCCGGAAAAGTCGGTAGACGAGGAATTAGCAGAATTAGGATAAACTTTTAAAGAAACGTTAAGATGATAGCTCACAAGAAAGTAAATGTAATAGTAGATAGAGCGCTCAAAGTTAACGCTAAGGTTTCCGAGAAAATTGTGGGATATGGGGATGGCAACCTGTATCCCCAAATTATATCGGAGCTTATCTACGCGAGTAAAACGGCATCGCTTAGCGTGGAACGTCTGAGCGAGGCGATAGAGTGCGAAGGATTCAAAGACCGCACCTTTGGCGAGATAAAGAACGCACACGGCGACAATATGGACGACATTCTGAACATGCTTGCATATGACATTGCACGTTTCAGAGGATGCGCCGTAATCGTTCAGTATGGCGGTGATTATCGTCCTAAAATGATATACCCGGTTCCTTTCGAATACGTTCGTGCCGGACTTAATAAAGATTACCTGACTAATCCGGTTATCCACAAATATGTGGTGTTCAACAACTGGGACAGACAGAATATCAAGTCAACAGTGCTCGATAAGACGGCGGTAACGTATCCCGCTTTTAATCCGGATAACTTTGCAAACGAAGTAATCGAGTACGGAGGTATCGAAAACCATCCTGGACAAATCCTTTACATGAATTTCTTCACCACGAAGCCATATCCGCTTTCTCCGTTCCACGCGGTCCAGTCCGAGATGCAAGCCGAAGCGATGAATTCCACCTACGTGGAACGCACGCTGACACGAGGATTCCATATGTGTTCCATCATTTCCCACGGAGATTTCGCGGAACAGGAAGATCAGGACAACTTCGTCAAAGGTCTTAAGGAGATAATGGGTGCGCAGGGTGCAGGGTCGGCATTGCTTGTACGCGATGATAGCACTATGTTGCCTCAGTCACGCCCGTTTATCAAGGTAGACCAGTTAGGTACGCCGATAGACGCTAATCTGTATAAGGCTTACAACGAACCTTTGAAGAAGGACATCGCCTCACAGGCGTACAATATACCTATCCCTTTGGTGGATTCTTCCCTTATCTCGTTTTCGAATGCTTCGGGTGAAGTTGTTAAGGAGATGCAGAAGGTTTACCGCCGTTCCGTGGCGAAGTTACGTAGCAAGTTAAGCCGCGAAATAGCCCGCGCACTGGACGTTCCGACGGAATTATGCGAGATTTACAACGAATTGGAGGAATCCGGTTCGGAAGCCACTTTAAATACAACAGGAAATGAGTAATTTTGTACCAGTACTTAAGAAGTTCCGCGAGATATTCGATATCGCTGCGGACGTGAAGGACACAGAACTAAACAAGTGTATCCAAGAGGCAGACAAGCTCGATATAAAGGTAGCTCTTTGCGGTGATACGTTTAGCTCTGTTCCGATGGAACTAGGAGGCGGAAAGGGTCTGACCGATATACCCGCCGGGACTGATACTGATTCTGACTACTCGTTGGATGTTGATATAGGCGGAAAAATCTACGATATCGTACCCCTTTCCACTATCCTATGTTACTACGCGTTCGTCCGATACCTTAAATCGGCGGATCAGAAAAGTACATCAACGGGATTGAAAATTCAACAATACGGCAACTCTGTAATACTACCCGATTATAACAAGAACAAAAGATGGGAGGAGGAACGCGGGAAAGCGGACGCCTTTATAGAGGATTTCCAAGCCGTATACGAGCTATATCGAAACTCTCAAGCACCTTCCGAAAATGACTGTTGTAATCCTGTGAAACCTTATAGAGTGTGCTTTATAACTTAACTTACAAGAGAATGAAAAGGGAAACTAAGGAGGATATCCAGGTTTGGACGGCGGTGGGAATGCTCATGGCAGGCGTTGGCTTGTCGACAGCGGGGTTCTTCGTGGCACCGGTAGGCGCTATCCAGGATTCGGTATTGTGGTTTTTCGCACAATGCCTGATTTATGCGGGATCGATTTTCGGCGTATCTATTTACGTGACAAGCAAGGTCAATAAAGCAATTACTAACTTTAAACCTAGGGAGGAAGGTGATGGTAAACAACAGTAACAAGGTGGACGCTATAATTATCCATTGTAGCGCCACTAGAGAAGGGCAGGATATCGGAGCTAAAGAGATTGACGCGATGCACAAACAGCGCGGATTCAACGGAATAGGCTACCACTATGTCATTCGCCTGGATGGAACAATCGAGAAGGGCAGGAACGAAACGGCGGTAGGCGCTCACTGCAATACGAAAGGGTTCAGCAAGGAGTCATATAACCGTCACTCTATCGGTATCTGCTACGTAGGAGGGCTTGACAGGGCGGGGAAAGCAAAGGATACCCGCACACCGGAACAAAAGGCGGCTCTTATCGAATTGATTAACGACATATGTAAACGCTACCCGATCGTGGAGCTACTGGGTCACAGGGATACGTCACCGGACAAGAATGGAAGCGGCGAAGTCGAACCATTCGAATTCATTAAGATGTGCCCCTGCTATGATGTACGCGCCGAATACGGCACATTCACTAAAAACGTAGTGATAACACCATGAACAAGTATCTAATTATCGCGTGCCTGTTACTCATCTCGGTAACAGGCTTCTTATATAATAAGGTAGAGCGACAGAAGGCAGAGATTGAGCGACTGGATACTAACATCGAGGCTATCAACAGTGAGGCGGTACGGTTCAAGACGAAGGCAGGGAAGGATGCGGAGACAGTCCAAGCATTATCTCTGAAGCGTGACGAGCTAGAATTGTTTAACAGTCGTTTAACAAAACAGGTAGATGATCTACGTATAAAGTTAAGAGACGTTAAGGCGGCACACACTATAGAAACGGTTACCCGCGTTGATACGGTGGTGGTAACAGAGAAAACGGACGTACCGAACCAGTATAAATTCAGTTACGACGATAACTGGAACAAAATAAGCGGCGTAGTTTCTCCGGATTCCACTAAATTAGAATTTAGTTCTACGGATACGCTCGATGTTATTTCGCATGTTAAGCAGAAACGGTTCCTCTTTTTTAGAATTGGGAAGCCGAAAATAAGAACTACGGTCACCAATCAGAATCCGAAAAGCACGATTCATGTTCAATTTAGTACTGAATTGTAATCTCTGAGATAGCAATTCATGTTAACAAACCTTTCATGTATCCAAGTATCTATCTATGTAAGTTGCTCATTTACAGTAGATTAACATTCTGTTGGATAGATGAAGGGTTTTTAACTTTCACATGGAATCGTCTCATTTATAGCTATTTAGCTTAATATAGATAGATGGATAGATGTTTCACTATAATACATGGAGAAAATCTTAGTAGTGTATTATAAGGGTGTAATTATAATTTATCAATCGCAACACACACTTTCCTCCATACTTATAGAGAACCACCTATCTATCTATCCACTTTTTAGCTAACTCACTGGTTTGCAGCAACTTACAAGTGATTTAACAGATTTTAAACTATCCACTTTCAAAAATCACCCCTGATACTCAGCAAGTTACGTGGGATTCCATCTATCCAAGCCCATTTTTACATTCGATTCACTAATAAACGTTAATCCCCATAAATCTTTTGCCTAAATTATTGCAGATTCAAATAAAAGCCGTATCTTTGCAACATCGAATTACGAATCAAACGTGCCGCCGACCTCCTAGACGGCAAGAAAGGTCTGATACGAGCAGCCTACGGATTGAGACGATTAAACCGAGAAGCAATGAGAGAGAAGAAAATTAATCTTTGTGCGCTTGAACGGTTCTACTACGAAGAAGCCCGCTTGCATATCAATACGCAGCTAAAGGCAACAGACGTGTATAACCTGTTTAGTTCACCGCTCCGCCTGACAACTGAGGAACTGTTTCGTGAGAAGCTAGCGCTAGAGGACTGCGGAGAAGAGTTTGAATTTAAAATTCGCGAGTTCATCTACCCGACAGCCGAGCGGTACAGGTCAATATTCGCCGGAGCGGTTGAGATGGCGTACAAAGATTTTTTGAGTACGTTTCACAAATCTAAAAATTTTTAATATGACTGGAAATTTAGAACCAAAGCTGATACGAATCAGCGAAGCAGCCCACCTAATGGGCTTGACCGAGAACGCCGTCCGTTACAAGATACGGCAAGGTTACATAAGCGAATACAAGAACCAACAGGGGAAGATTCGCGTAGACGAAAACGAAGTTATTAACAAGTGTTTAACATATCAAAAACAGTAAAATTATGAAAATTGAAATTAGCATTGACGGAGACAGCAGAGGAAGTGAATTGAAATGTGCATCAGACTTCCTGCACGCATTAGCGAACGAACATAATGCAGCCGAAGGAATCCCTGCATTCGACAGACCCGCCCTGGGGACAGGAGTGAGGTACACCGATCTTGAAACTGGACGCGTGGTCAACATTGGTAAGCCCGCCGCGGTGGAACCTATCGTGACTGAGAAGGTAGCCAATTTCGCTGACGCAATGGCTAAAGCAGAGATAGAAAAACCACAGGAAGAGAAGGCGGAAGACGGACCGAAGGATTACGCTGAATTAGTGCAAGATGCCTTGAAAATGACTGAGGAAGAGATGAAGAGCGTTCCTACGACCGTTTTACTCGAAGCCCTTGAAACGTTTGGGATCGACCCTACCACTAGACCGGGAAAGAATACGAATGCCAAGTTACGTGGTTTGCTGATATCCGCTATCGCTGAGGCTGAGAAAGAAGACGAAGCCACCGAGAAAGCTGAAGATATCAAGCCGCAAGAAGACATCAAGCCACAGGAAGAACCGGAATCTCCGGAAGAGGAAGCTCCGGAAGAGGAAGAGATCACGATTGAGATGCTCCGTAACGTTGCCCGTGAATTGATCGCCGCTAACAAGCGCAAAGTGATTGCGGAAGCCTTCGAAGCGTGCGGGTGCGCTAATTTCTCAACGCTGAAAAAGCAGGATTACACTAAGTTCTACGACTTATGCAAAAAGTAATAAACCATTCAGAAAGGGGACACGCGATACTGTCCCCTTCCTCTTCTGAAAGATGGCTTAATTGCACGCCGTCTGCCCGCCTGGCCGACGCAGCAGGAAGCAAGACGAGCGAATACGCGGAAGAAGGCACAACAGCCCACGAATTGGCTGAATACGCATTGAAAAGTTGGATATACGGAACGTTCTACCCCGAATGCGATGAATTACCCGTTCCGGAGAATATCGCCTCAAACAAGTACTATTCCGAGGAAATGAAGGAGGCTATCAGCCACTACGTTAATTTTGTGACAGGCGAATTTTATGAGATGCAAAAAGGACCTTTCGGTGGTTCGGTCGCTACGTACCTAGAGGAAAAGTTGGACATCTCCAAATACGCACCTGAATCTTTCGGAAGCGCTGACGTTTCCTTAATATCCGAACACATAGTGCACATCATTGACCTAAAGTACGGAAAAGGTGTAAAGGTCCCGGCGGAAAGCCCGCAGTTCAAAATGTACGCTTTAGGGGTATTAGCCAAGTTCGGCGGCCCAAAGGTGAAGCGTATTCGAATGTCCGTAGCGCAGCCTAGATTGAAGCATTTTGAGACAATCGAGATGGATGCAAGGGATTTACTCGATTGGGCTGAGAAAGTGTTAAGACCGAAAGCTAAGCTAGCCTACGAAGGAAAGGGTGAGCAGGTAGTGGGATCGTGGTGTCAGTTTTGTCCCGTTAAAGCGACTTGCCGGGCGCAGAAGAACGAGATTATCAAAGACTTCGAAGATCACCCCGATACGCTGATAATGACGGATGAGGAAATAGTTGAGATGATCGGCAAGATCGACAGATACAAGTCGTGGCTTGAATCCATCAACCAATACGCCTACACCGAAGCCATGAAGGGCAAGAAATGGGACGGTTACAAGTTAGTTGAAGGACGAAGTGCCCGGAAGATCATTGACCCGGATAAAGTGCGTGACAAGCTCCTAAATACCTACCTAGAGGACGAAGTACTGAACATCTCACTGAAAGGTATCACGGACCTGGAAAAGCTAATGGGAAAGAAAGTATTCGCTGCTGAGATAGGCGAGTATGTGAAATCTCAGCCCGGAGCGCCTAAACTAGTCCCGGACAGCCATCCCGGAAAGGAATACGAGCGGGATACTGCAAGCGACTTCGATATAGAAGGTTAATCAATGTTAAGACTTTTGTCAAAATTTGGAAGTTTCAGAAAGTAGTCATATATTTGCAGAGTCTTAAAGAAACAGTAATAACAACAAATTTAAAAATTTACGATTATGGGAAAAAAATTAGTTTTAAAGAATGTGAGATTTACATGGGTAAGAGTATTCGAACCGAGAGACGCATTCAATTCCGGAAAGAACAGATACGAAGTTACTTTGTTGATTCCGAAAACCGACAAGGAGCTGATTAACAAGGTTCGTAAAACAATCAAGGAGCTACAAGACGAGTACGTAGCAGAGCACCCTAGATTCGTTATGCCGAATCCCAACACTGCGTCAGGCGTGAAATGGAATCCGATCGCTGACGGTGACGATTCAAAATACAGTGAAGAATTTGGATACTTTAAAATCTCAGCCTACCGCAAAGAAGAAGAAGGTGCTCCACTAGTGATTGACAAGTTCAAACAGCCTATCACACGAAAAGAGGATATTTATTCCGGTTCATGGGGGGTAGCTTCGATTGACGCTTATGTCTATGATAACGCAGGCGGAAAGGGAATTTCATTCGGTCTGAATGGTTTGCAGAAAGTTAAAGATGATACGGCATTCGGAGGCGGCGGTGCAGGAAACGTGGAAGACGACTTCGATGATGAATCGGGTGCGGACGATGATCCAATCTTCGACTAACTAAATAAACCGGAAAAGGGAACGCCGGACACAAAGATTCCTACATATTTTATTTAATCCATTTTATTATATCAATAAGTAACAGGTGTGCAAATGGCGGCATGAGTAGAAGCGTGCCGCCATTTTTAATAAAATAAAAAAGTGAATGATGAAAAAGATATTTATAGACTTCGAAACATACTCAGACGTGGACATCAAGAAAGGTGGAATGTATAGGTATGTAGAATCAGAGGATTTCGAAATCCTTCTGATAGGTTACGCAATTGATGATGGACCGTTCCAGTGCATAGACCTAACGCAATATGACGATTGCCACGACTTCTTCCGCCTCATTCAACAGCCGGATACCCTTATATATGCCCACAACGCTACGTTTGAGCGTCTTTGCTTGCGTGCATATGGCTACGATATACCCGCTAGCAAATTCAGATGTACTGCTACGCTGTCCCTGTATGCAGGATTTCCCGAATCGTTGGGAAAGGTGTCACAGGCAATGAAGCTGACTGACGGAAAGCTAGATACAGGTCTGAACCTTATTAAGTTGTTCTGTATTCCTCAGAAAGGTGGAAAGCGCATTTACCCGGAAGAATACCCGGAAAAATGGGAAGATTTCAAGAAGTATCTGAAATATGACATTCTTTCGGAACGTGAAATCGAAGCTAAGCTAAGACATATCGAGTTTCCCGCCTCTGAGGTTGAAAACTATGCTATTGACCAAGCCATCAACGATAGAGGCTGCCGGATAGACATTCATTTGGCTTCGAAGGCAAAGACTATCTTTGATAACTACATGGATGTCTTAAACGAAAAGGTACGCGAAAAGTACGGTATCGCGTCTCTTAAGTCATCCAAGCAGATAAACGATTTCATATTCGCGATGACCGGAAAGCAGTTCGACTCTATCAACAAAGATACGATAGACGGGATAATCAAGGAGTGCGATAATGAAGACGTTACACGTGTCCTGGCAGCTCGGAAGATCGCCTACAAGACATCCGTAGCGAAGTTCGGTGCGATGTTAGATTGCGTATGCAAAGATGGCACAGTGAAGGGATTATACCGTTTCTATGGCGCAAACCGTACCGGACGTTGGGCGGGACGCATGGTGCAGATGCAAAACCTTACTAAAAGTTATTTCGAGACAGACGCCGAATTAGAAGCAGCCCGCGAGGACGTGAAGAACCTAGGACTGGATGATCTCATTCTAATGTATGATAACATCCCTTCTTTGCTGTCTCAGCTTCTCCGTACCGCATTCATTGCCCGCAAGGGGTACAAGTTCAAGGTAGCAGACTTCTCAGCCATCGAAGCCCGCGTAATCGCTTGCCTAGCTGATGAGAAATGGCGTATCGACACATTCCGTCGAGGCGGTGACATCTATATAACTTCCGCCGCCCGTACCTTCGGACTGGACGAGGCTAGCATTGACAAGCACTCACCATACCGACAGCAGGGAAAGGTAACAGAGCTAGCCCTAGGGTATGGCGGATGGGTGGGTGCTATCAAGACGATGGACAAGAAAGGAGCTATTCCGGAGGATGAGATTAAAGGTATTATCCTTCGATGGCGGGACGCTTCACCAAATATCGTGAAGTTGTGGCGCGAACTGGAAAACTCAGCGAAACGGGCAATCATGGCGAAACGGGAAGTTCCGGTTGTAATCGGCGGAAGAACCATCTGCACCTTTTACTGGATTCCTCAGTTCAACACGTTGGCCATGCGACTACCTTCCGGAAGATCATTGCACTACCCTTTCGCCTCGATTAAGCATAAGACCATCCGGTATGCCAATGGTGACAGCAAAGACGTAGAGGCTATCTGTTATTACGGAGTGGCAGGAACGGCGGATAAAGGCCGCCCGGCGGGGTCTTGGTGCGAATTGGACACATACGGCGGAAAGCTGACGGAGAATTTAATCCAAGCAGTTTCGCGCGACCTGCTAGCATCCGCATTGAAAAACGTATTATCTTTGCGACCCGGCGACTCCGGAATCGTGGGGCACGTTCATGATGAATTGATCGACGAAGTATTGGAAGATGGCGGCGAATCACTGGATGATGTGTGTACCGCTATGTGTATCTTACCGGAATGGGCAAAGGTCTTCGACATACCATTGAACGCGGAAGGATTTGAAAGTTACTTTTACAAGAAATAATTTACAGAAATGGAAAAATACAATATCTCAGTAGGTGGTGGTGCTCGTTCAACGAATTGGAAAAGGAAGTCATATACGTGGGACGAACTTGTGGAGATTCTCGGAACGCCTAAACGCGACTCCGAGACCACGCGGGAGTACGACCTACTGGCAAAGACAGAAAAGGCTATCCGCAAAGACAAGGGTGGCTTCGTAGGCGGAACGCTTTCCGGAGGTCGCCGCACCAAGAATGCCGTTACTTCCCGTTCGCTGATCACTTTAGACGTAGACTTCGGTACAGACGATTTCTTCTTCGATTTCTCGATGAAGTTCGATTGTGCGGCTGCTATCTATGGCACACGTTCGGACAGACCGGGAAAACGCCGTTACCGTCTTACCATCCCGTTAAACAGGGAAATCAAATCGCGCGAGGAGTATGAAGCCGCTTCCCGTAAAGTCGCCGAGGTGATGGGCATCGAACTTTTTGATACTACCACATTCCAGGCGGAACGTCTAATGTTTTGGGCTACCCTTTCGTCTGACCAACCTTTCTACTTTGAGACTCAGAAGGGAGAACCTTTGGACGTTGACTATATTCTCAGCCTCTACGGAGACGGTGAAGCGTGGCAAGATGTGCGCCTGTGGGCTTTCGCTGACTCCGAAGATGCGGAAGTGCGTGGACAGGTGAAGGCTTCGGCAGACCCCACGACTAAACCGGGAATGATCGGTGCGTTTTGCCGCGTCTACACCATTCAGGGAGCTATTGAAAAATACTTGTCCGATGTTTACGAGGATGAAGGTAACGACCGCTACACATATAAAGGTGGAACATCCGCCGCCGGGATGGTAGTGTATGATAACATGTTTGCGTATTCCCACCATTCCACCGACCCGATAGGAGACGGACACACATACAACGCTTATGACTTGGTGCGCGTTCACCTGTATGGGCATCTCGGAAAGAAGGAGAGTGAGGCTGAGATGGTGAAGTTAATGCAAGCAGACGAGGACGTAGTACACGAGATGGTGAAGGTAGAAGACTACCTCAGCGACTTCGAAGAGATTCCGGATGAGGCAAAAGCTGAGGTGGCGGATGAAGAGGAAATAGAATGGGACATAGATTCGAAAGGCAACAAGACCGTTACGACGGTTAACTTTGAGAATGCGTTTAAATCAGACCCGCTGCTTAACAAGTTGATAGCCTACGACCTTTTTCAAGACGTGGTGGTTTATACCCGCACACCGTACTTCGATAAGACTAAAAAGCGCGGCGACCTGCTAGACGATACCGGCGTAGCCATCATATCCACCCGTATCGAAAGGCTGCATAAAATATATAACAAGGACAAGATGAACGCCGTTATCGAGAAGGTGGCGCTTGATAATGCATTTCATCCGATAAAGGATTATCTTAACTCACTGGAATGGGATTTCGAACCTAGACTGGATAAATTTATGACTACCTATATGGGGTCGGAGGATAACATCTATGTCAGCGAGGCGTTCCGGAAAATGATGGTTGCCGCGGTTGCCCGCATGTTTAGGCCGGGAACCAAATTCGATACGGCGTTTATTATGGTATCGCAGCAGGGCGCGGGAAAGTCAACGCTGATTCAGAAACTATCTAAAGGATGGTTCAATGACTCACTCGTATCGATGGAGGGGAAAAACGCGTACGAGGCTATCCAAAAGTCGTGGCTGGTGGAGCTTGCTGAGCTATCCGCCCTTAAGAAAACCGACATCGAGGTGATGAAGAACTTCATCTCAAAGACTGAGGATACGTATCGGGCTGCATACGCCAAGCGCATCAAAACACACAAAAGGCAATGTGTGTTCTTCGGGTCTACGAACCAAGACGACTTCCTAAAAGACCCAACAGGAAACCGCCGTTTCTTTCCCGTGGCGGTCGAATGGACTCCCGCCGCAGACATCATAACGAATCCGAAACGGGAAGACGAATTCGCTGAGATTGTGGATCAGTTGTGGGCGGAAGCCGTGGAACTGTATCGTTCAGGCGAATCGCTTATCTTATCTCCGGAAGCGGAAGCCATTGCCGTGGGAAAGCGCGAAGAATACACCGAACGTGACCCAATGGAAGGTTTAGTCTATGACTACGTTAACCGGAAGTTCCCGGCTGACTGGTTTGATCTCTGCTACGCGGATCGTAGGGATTTTGCAGACCGTACCGGAGTATATGCGGAAGGAACGGAGATAAGGGATTCATTCTGCACGTTCGAGATATGGGTAGACTGCCTCGGAAACAAGCGTACCGATTTCAATTCGGCGCGTGCCCGCCAAATGTCGAACATTCTGAAACGGTTGGGATTCAAGCCCGTGGGACAGAGGTATGTGAAATGTTATGGGAAACAAACAACATTCGTGCGCGACTGTGAGGCAGATTTCGAATAAAGGGTTATCTTTGCATCACCATTGAGATATAATTGTAATCATTTAAAAGACTTTTAGTTATGTAAGTTCACTTCATACAACAAGGGGGACAGCGGTTCCCGGCATGAAACTAATTTTGTCGAATGCCTTTTTCATATTTTTTCCACCCTAGCACCGCCGAGAAGGTTCTGCTAGGGTGGTTTTTTATTGTATCGTTAAACAACGTTAATACTTTTGTCAAAATTTGGAAGTTTCGGAAATTCGCCGTATATTTGTCACATCAAAGTTAAACAAGTAGTAACAATTAAATAATAAAAGCCATGACCGCAGAGGAAGTAAATACCGTATTAAGTAGCAATAGAGAAATGGTTATCTCTTTTTTCAACGAGAATGTGAAAGTTGATAACTTTTATACCTTAAGATGGTTCATGATAAGAGTTTTAAACGAAGCTACCCTGTCTTGGGCTAGAAGAAAAAACATCGGAGAAAAAGAAATACAGTCAGTGCTGAGCGGGGTAATGCGTAATTATCCTCAAATCTCTAAAGGTCATGTAAGTAACTACGCAAAAGCGGTTAATTACTTTGGAAAAGAAAAAGCAAATCAAATTCTTAATGCTAAATAATTATTAATCAATAAACCAATTAAAAATATAAGATTATGAAGACAAATGAAAAGAAACAGATGAACGCTTACCGAATCTTAGATTGCAATGGCAATGATACCGGAATACACTATTACGCTTCTAACAAGAAAGAAGCTATGATCGAATTCAAAAAAGACACCGATAATTATCGAAAGTACGGATACTATGGCAAACTTAGTAGATGTTATAATGGCGGAGTTTACGGGTCAACAGGTATTAACTATTAAAATAATTATTAATCGGGCGGGAGACCGCCCACAAAATCAAAGAATATGAAACAAGTATTAAATGTTTTGGGGTTTATCGGAATCTGTGTATTAATAACCGCTTATATATTATTCTTATGCTAATAGTAGAGAAAATTACCCTCGTCAAGGGGGATTCAAAGGAAGCTCTTACTCGGACACCCATAGAGGTGGAATGGATAACCGCCGAGGAATTTAGGGCTAATGTGAAACAATTATTCCGGTGTGACCGGGTGTTATTAACTTATACAGTAAAAGAAGATGAAGACGAGAATCAAGAAGGGTAAGGCCTTAGTTAATTGTTCCGAGGTAACAGGGTACTTAGTTCAGGAGCTGGGGAATGACGGAATGTTCCGTACCATTGTGGGCGGCGTATGTTACTCGAAAGAGGATGCGGACAAAGTGCGTGCCCGATACAAGAAAGTAGGCAGAGACGTAGCAGCGTTCAACAAACGTTTCCAACATCAAACCTTAACAATGCCTGTTGATTACCAAAAAGAACAAAAGTCATGAAAGCGAACGAGACTAGCGAGAAGGTATTTGAACGCGAACTGTCAAAGTTCGTAGAGGAAAGCGGGGGGATGGCGGTTAAGCTGCTGTCCCAATTCATCAAGGGATTGCCCGACAGGATGTATCTTTTGCACGGTAGTATTGTGCTTTTCGTAGAATTCAAAAGCACGGGAAAGAAGCCTACAAAGATTCAGAGCTACATTCATGCAAAGATACAGGCTTTGGGCTTTCCGGTTTTCGTGGTGGACAGTGTAGAAACCTATGAGGAGGCTAAAAAGATTATAGACCATTTAATTAAAATGAGAGAAATATATGGAAGGTAGATTCGAATTTATGCAGCATTTTATCGCGCTTGGCTTTATAAAAGTCAGCCCGTGGAATCTGAGAAAGAAACAGGCTAACGGTTGGGACCGGGTAAACATTTACTTTAATCCGGAAGACTTCTTAGTGATGGTGACGATAGACAAAGACGTGATGAAGTTCAGTCTACGGTACGACCAGTTTAAGGATGCGCCGACCGCATACAATGCGCTCCGGATAATTGTTCACAGAGAGATGGTTAGTTCAATTGATAAAAGATTAAAAGAAATTTTGTAGTATGGAAAAGGATCAATATCTTCGCGCCTCACAGCTGAACAAGGAGATCGAGTATAACGAAAGCCTTGTAGACGAATTAACTTCTTGGCTAGAGAGTGGATGCTTCGAAGGGGCGACAATGTACTTTGTAAACGGAGAGGGAGAACACCGCACCGAAAGGGTATTCCTCGAAGGAGACAAGGGAAGAGACATCGTAGAGTATGCCCGCCGCCGGGTGAACCAAGTTTTAAGAAAACAGAATCAAGAATTTAAAAAATTATAATTATGGCAACAAAAATTAAAGTATCAACAGAGATCGAAAAAGGTTTAGAAACAGTAAATCCGGGAGACGTAGTTAAGAGTATTAAACATGACGGGATTGTCCTAGTGGTAAGACCAACCGAAGAGGGTAAATTCTTCGATGGGGTGGTTTTAGATAAGGGTAACTATGTTGACCACGAAGTAAACGAATTTGGGTTCGATTTTGCCGCAAAAAACTTTGAGCCGTTCATAGGTACAATAACTTTAGAATGTGAGTAATCATGGCAGTAGATTTTAGAAAGAAACTAAGGGAAGACCGGATAAAGTTGTTCGTGGATAACGTCACCAAGATGGCGAACAATACTCCGGCGGACGGGTACATGATAGGGGAAGCGGTATGCGCGCTTCCCGACAATCTGAAACAATTCCTTCTCACCGAGATACCCGACAAGATCGTCCGCGCTGAGTATTCCCGCCGCGGCTTGGGAAACCTGGAAGACGCTTGTCTGACGCAAGGCAGGGGTGAACTAAAGGAAACCTACCGGGCAGAGATTTACAAAGGTAACGAGCACCACGCTATCGCCGACCTTCTTGGAACGGACAGCCTGAGACCGGACATGTTAGAAACCGTAGAGGCGTTGATAAAGTTGTTTCCGGAACGCTGGACACTGGACGACCTGTTCGAGAAGTTACAGGATAGGCATTGGGGTATTTAATATTTAAGGAATGCTAAACAGGAATCAATTACATAAATACCAAATTCAAGGGGTAGAGCACATCAAGAATAATCCGGAATGCGCTCTATTCCTCGATATGGGACTGGGAAAGACGGTGACCACCTTAACGGCGGTTGCCGATCTTATCGAGTACTTCGAAGTAACAAAGGTGCTCATCGTTGCGCCTAAACGAGTATCGGAAGTGACGTGGGGAGACGAAATCGAAAACTGGTCTCACCTCCGTAACCTTCGCATCTCAGTGATAGCCGGGACGCCGAAGCAGAGAGTAGCCGCAGCCCACGCGGACGCGGATATCTACACAATAGGAAGGGATAACCTAGTATGGCTACTGGAACACTTCGGAGGCGTTAAGGTCCCTTACGACTGCATCGTGGTGGATGAACTATCATCATTCAAGAACCACGCCTCTGAACGCTTTAAAGCCATGAAGAAGATACGCCGCCATGCCAACCGCATTATCGGTCTGACAGGTACGCCCGCGCCTAATGGTCTTATAGACCTGTGGGCACAGATGTTCGTCATAGACGGTGGCGCGCGCCTAGGGAAGTCTATCACGGACTACCGGGCTAACTACTTTAAACCGGGTGCTCAGAATGGCGGGATAGTATTTAACTACAAGCCACGCGAGAACACCGAGCAAGTATTATCCGATAAGATCGCCGACATCACTCTTTCGATGAAAGCGGTTGACTACTTGGATATGCCGGAAGTGAATTACATATATGACAAGGTTACGCTGTCGCCGAAGGAGGCGGCTATGTACAAGGAATTCGAGAAGGAGCAGATACATTCCATGTTCGCCGATGGGGATGAAACCGAGATCACGGCGCTGTCTGCTGCTGCACTGTCGAACAAACTGCTGCAATTCGCCGGCGGTGCGGTGTACGACGCTGAGCGTAACATCCATCAGGTAAGCGAGGCAAAGATTGAATCCCTGTGCGAGATGGTGGAATCCCTTAATGGTGCTCCGGTCCTTATCGCCTACAACTTCCGCCACGAGGCTGTGCGTATCGAGAAAGCCCTGGCCAAGTTGAAGCCCGTTCGCATAGGCGGCGACTCGAAAGGGGACGGCACACAGATCATGCGTGACTGGAACGCCGGAAAGATAAAGGTGCTCATCGCCCACCCCGCTTCCGTGGGTCACGGCTTGAACTTGCAGAAGGGCGGGAACAATATCATTTGGTTCGGTGTAACGTGGAACCTAGAGCTATACCAACAGTTCAACGCCCGTCTGTGGCGGCAGGGACAGACAAAGCCCGTGTTCATCCACCATCTTTGCGCTAAGGGTACAATAGACGAGCGGGTGATATCCGCCGTACAAGGGAAGTCCGATACACAGAATAAGTTAATAGATGCTATCAAAGAGATCGTTTCCATGTATATTCGTTAATCAACGTTAATACTTTTGTCAAAATTTGGAAGATTCGGAAGTTTGCCCTATATTTGTCACATCAAAGTTAAACAAGTAGTAACAATTAAAAACATAGGATTATGAGAACTAACGTTTTGAAACCCGTATTCGTGGCAACCATGAGAAGAGAATTGATTAACGGACATTACGATATCGAAAGTCTGTGCATATATGCAACGTCTAGGAACGCCGCATACCAACAGGCTAGAAAGTATATGAAGGAGCAAGGCGGAATGACCTTGATATCATTGAGCTACTAACAATTAAATAATAAAGATATGAACATAGTACTAGAACTGGATAACGTTGATACTCCTAACGTCATACCATACAGCAGGAATCAAACAACAGTACGAATCGAAGGACCAAAGGAGCTGTTTATGTGGAAGATGTCAGTTCATGAATACGAATCTCCGGATGGAATATACAACTTCCTAGACAGCTCGGTAGACCTTATAGAGACATTCCCGTGTGAATTGGAAATAGAAACAGTCATAGCCCGGTTCCCGGAATGGAACGTAGGAAACAATCTAGGATACGGTGCGAAGGCTTTAGTTAAAGTAACAGAAATAAGAATTTTATAATCATTTAAAAACAAAGAATCATGAAAAAGTTTACATTAGCATTTATCGTTTTAATCGCCGCATTCGCGGCACAGTCAATCGCTCAAATCAAAGAATCCGCGGGGCCTGAGCAAATCGGTTCCTACCGCATGGGTGTTCTCAAACTCTACAAGACAGGAGATACCTTCGAGGTTCGCGGTCTAGTCAAGCAAGATGTATCTCAGATACTCACGGTCTCTCTAGGAGACAAGGAACAGGCAACGGCGATCCTCCAATCAATGGTGGACTACTCCGGCAAGGGTGGTGAATCCGTAGCCCTTAACAATCCCACAGATAACGTAGCCCGGTGGATGGGGTCAATGATGGGAGGTTGGGAAGTAGGCAGAACCGAGATGTACGCCGCCACCATTCAGATGAGTAAGGGAGAGATTAAGAAGATGATCAAAGTAATAACCGAGCAGCCATGAAATTAGAAAAAGAAGTTTTGATTTTCAGAACAAAGACGGAATTATACGAGTACACTGAATCACTGTTGTCACCTACGAGTCAGGTCTCCGTAGACGGGCAGGCAAATGCGAAGTATCCGCTAACGGTAGATGTCACCCACGTGTATGGAAGGAAATTTGACAGCCACCACATTGCTTTCCGCAAACCTAAATTCAGGATTATCAACTGGTTCAAGCAGTCTAACAGATGGAAGCATTTACTCTACGGTTTCTTGGTATCCATCATCGCCGGGCTGAACTTCACACTAGGATGTGCGGCGGGTATGGAATTTAAAGACCGCTTGCACGGCGGGAAATGGGACTGGATAGACTTCGGTCTGACGATTGCCGGAGGACTTGCAGGTTCAGCGATACGACTCACGATTGGTAACTTACTCGGTATCGAGTTCCTAACATTTTGGAGATAATGGATAATACAAAAGATTTCAGAGATTTCGCGGAAACGGGAATGACGTTCCTGGAATATAAGAAGGAGGAGGAGAATATAATCAACTCTTTTTGGAACGGAAGTATAACGAGGAAAGTAATGTACACGCTGCTGGAGGATAACCGGAAAGCATACAATGAATGGCAAGCGTACCGGAGGAATCCTATCGATGTCACTTCAATGAAGGAACAACTGGACCGGATGGAAGAAGCCCAAAAGAGAATGCGGGCACGCCGGGACGAGATAGCGAACCAATGGGCGAAAGCATACACCGAGGATGGAAAGATCAAAGTGAGGAAAGGGTGCACCGGGCTTCCGTTGGTAGATATGACAGTGTTAGAGGCTAGGCTGCTAGCCGCGCAGATTTTAAGTTTAACGAATCCTAAAAAGAAAAGATCATGATTAAATGTGTTGAATGCTGGAAAGAAATAATAGACGGCGGTACCCGCTACGTCACCATCGTAGGTTCTTACTGCCCGAGATATTGGGAAAAGAAAGACCAAAAGTTTAAAGATGCCTCGCTGATACGTGCCAAGTATGGGCTAGATAGTTTCGCTAGGGCTATCGCAGACGTAAAGAAAGGAGGCGACAGATGAACGACCCGATTTGCGCAGTATGCGGAGAGACAAGAGTAGGTGAGTTGCTAATGTACAACTACGGTGTGTGCCTGTGTAGAAGGTGCAATGAAATCGCCGCTCACGCCTTCATCAAGACGCACGCCGAGAAGAAGCTAAAGGATGCTGGTAAAGCGAAGCAAGACCGGCTAGCCGCCGCGCGGTTACGGGAATTCGGGGATGAGTCGAAGGTAGCAGAGGCGGCGATTAAGTTTGCGCCTGGCACGCACGAGTCTTTACGGGAACAATGTATCATGTGTGGGAAAGCCGTCCACCCTTCCCTGCTAACTAGGGTACAAGGGAAGTACGGAGGCTTACCGGATAAACTTTGTCCGGATTGCCTAAAGAAGTACAAGCTGGAGAAAGCGGAAGAGGATATGCAGATACACATCGCTGACCTATCAATCGAGAACAACAGGCTGAGGTCACGCTTAAAAGACCTGGCAAACGAGTACGACCGATACAAGACGGGTGTAGTTTTTTATAACTGGATCGCGGTAATGGCGGGAGTTTCAATCGGTGTTATAATGACTTTCTTAATCTATAAATAAATATATAAAATTATGAGTACTGAACAAGAATTGAGAGAATGCAGGAAAGAACTTGAACGTCCGCAAGCTGTGCATGAGGAATTGAGAGTAGACACGGGACGATTGTGTACGTGGGGTATGGGGATAGGAACAATAGTGGGGGTCTCATTGGGAATCGCTATCGGGGTTATCATAGGTATAACGCTTTAATTAAATAACCATGGATAATGAAATCAATCATAATTTCGGTAATAATGGCGATGCTCGTGGGATGCGTAGCCGGAACGATAATGACACTAGCCGTAGCAGCGCTGACCGCTATGTAGACGCGCGGGTGATCGCTAAGATATTTAATGTACGGACATTCGTGTTCCTTAACTTCGTGAGGGAACGCGGGTACGTTCCGAAACTGGACATACGAAAGCGGGGGAACCCGCGATACCTTTGCCCGGCACATGTAATAGAGGATAACAGCATCGAGTTTCATACCTACTGCAAGAATCTGTTTGGCCGGAGAAGCCCGCTGTCCGTCAGCGAAGAGAGAAAGAAGATGGTGAACGCCTGTCTGTCCACAGACCGGTACGAAGCCGCCCAGTTCGAGGAAAAACTAGCAGCGAAGGAATCACGGACGAAGCGGGTGCTACGCGTCAGCAGGGAGAGAACGAAAGGGTCGGAAATGCCACAGATTTATGAGTTGAGGCATTACACTGATGGCAGCATATCGTTGTTCGGATGGGACGGTGACGCATGGGTATTCTTGGATGGCGAAAGAAATCCGCTGCTGAAAGATGAATTTCTTAATAGGGTAGCCAAAGAATGTGCGATAATGTTGTAAGATAATTTCTAAATTGTGTTTGCCCGAAAGGGGTCATTTAACGCGGATTCAGCCTAAAAAACTGGATTCGCGTTTTCAGTTTTCCGTGTACGTTGAGGTTTCTTCGGGAATTTCTCAAAACTAGAGAAAAGAGGTTGCTTATTTTTTGAGCCTGTAATTATTTTTGGCTGCGAAAATTTTAATAAAACAATTCTATGCAAAACTGTTCAAGTTCCGGAGAATACGGAGGCATGCCAAAGGTTTTGAATAAATTGTATATGAGAATCCACGAAATAGTGGATAGAATGACTTGGGAGCGAAAAGGGTAATAAGGCTATGTAACTTGCTGAAAATCAGTCATTTCATATCAGTTAAGATAGATGAAGGTATTTTAACAATCCTGTGTAAATCGCTCATTTCTAGTTGATTAACATTAATTAGGATAGATCATATATTTATATCTATCCTATATAAGTAGTTGATTGATAGGTAGTTAGCTAAGAATGGATAGATAAAATGCTATTTTGCAAAGACTTTGAGATGGAATATTACTGAAAAAACAGAAGAAAAGGAAGAAAAGGAAGTAAAAAATGTATACCAAACAGTGTTTTCTCTCTAAGTTATAGGGAACTACCCCATCTATCTATCCAAATCGTTGTAACTGTCTGCACGATAGGCAGTTACCGGGTGCAGTAAAAAATCTTGTATCTAGCCATTTTTGCAAGTGTCTGAGAATCAGATGCTTACTTAGCCTAGCAAGGAAATGGGGGGTGCTTTTCGGTGCGGGACCTCGCGAATCGCGACCCCCCTAATTCGGTTCGATGGAACTAGGAATATTCGTTTGTTTCTCCTACCTTTGTGGCTTAATTAACCACGCGTAAACCTATTATGGCGAATAAATTATTAAACGACTTATATGACCCGTACACCGGAGATGAACTGTGGAGCCTGTATACCGCACGTTTCGGCAAGACACCACTATTCGACGAACCGGGACAGCTACGGGAGGTCTTCGACATCTACGTCCAGTGGTGCCGGAATCACCCCCTAGAGATTCTCGACTATGTGAAGTCAGGGATGCAGGCTGGACGGGAATACACGAAGAAAATGAAGCTACTGGTGACCGAATTCGGATTCACGCAATTCATCGGCGCCTACGGAAGCTATCTCGGTGACCGGATGAAAAGGTACAAGGAGATGCACGAGAAGTTCAATGACTTGGAATCATTGAAGTTCATGCAGGAGATCGATAACATCCGGGAATGGATTCGGGATGATATGGACAAGTCCGCGACCGTCGGGCAATTCGACGCTTCCTACATTTCGAAGCTGAGGGGTCTGCGAGAATACAGGGACGTGACAAGCGGCGGCGAGAAGGTGGAAGGTTCTCTGAAGGTGGAAGTGCTCAGTGCGGAAGCCGCAGGGCACATCAACGCGCTTAAGGGGATCGCGAAGAAGCGGGAATGGAAGGCGAAAGGGATTGAGAATCTTAAGGACCGGAAGGAGGACGAATGAAGACCACCTACGTATTCGACAAGCTGTTAGCAGCAGCAGTAGACCCGAACGTTCGCGGGGTCTCTAGCAGAGGCGGAACGCGTTCTTCGAAGACGTGGAGCATGCTACAACTGATCTACCTGATGGCGACTCAATCGGAGACACCGCTTCTTATCTCGTGTGTCACCGATACGCTGCCTGGAGTGAAGCGTGGTATGTTCCGTGACTTCAAACGAATGTTGCAGGACGAAGGGGTATGGGAGGAAAAGCGGATGCAGTACACCGAGATGATCTACACCACGGAGAATGGGTCTCAGATCGAGTTTTTCGGCTGCGAGAACTCCGCTAAGGTATTCGGTCCAGCACGTGACATACTCTTCGTAAACGAGGCGCAAAGAGTCCCGAAGGAAGTGTTCCGTCAGATGGCGGTGCGTACCCGTCTCATGCTGTTCGTAGACTTCAATCCAGTGAAGAAGTTTTGGGCACACGACTACTTCACTGGTGACAACATGGTAGAGATAGTATCCACGTATCGTGATAATCCGTATCTGACACCCGAACAGGTGGAGGAAATCGAATCCAACAAATCCGACGCTAACTGGTGGCGGGTGTTCGGTGAAGGCGAAACGGGTGGTACGGAGGGTCTGATATTCCCGGAATACGAACTGGTGCAGGATTTCCCGGCAGACGCGAAGTATTGCCTCGGCATGGACTTCGGATTCACCGGAGACCCTACGGCTATCATTAAGGTGGGATTCGTGGGCGATGTCCTGTACCTGCAAGAAATCGCATACACACCGGGACTTCTGAATTGGGATATCGCGAACCTGCTGAAGTCGAAAGGGCTTCACAAGGTGATCACTGTTGCCGATATAGCGGAGCAGAAGAGTATCGCCGAGATTAGCCGATTAGGTTGTAGGGTGATTCCCTGTATCAAAGGTAGAGGATCTATCATGGCGGGAATCGCACAGATCAAGCAGTTCAAGAAGATTTGCGTGGTTGTGGGAAGCCGAGGCATCACGGATGAACTGGATACCTACTCCTACGTGTTAGACCGAATGACGGGCTTGTATGACACCACAGAGGCGATAGACGACCACAACCATGCAATGGACGCTACCCGCTACGCCGTTGACTTTCTGATAACCAAGTATAAACCGGGTAAAGCCCGCAACCAAGAATGAGACAGTATCAAGTTGAACCGGGTCCGCCGATAGAGGAAGATTTCAATCCGTGGACCGATAGAGAATACGCATTATGAATAAATTCAAGAGTTATAGGAACTACGTTTGGATGTTCCATGTGAAACCGTTGCTCCGCCCTATCAAGGAGGCGTACAAGTGGACGATTCGGCGCATCAGCCGGAAACAGAGATTAGCCGCTTTACTGATTATCGCCAACCTGTCCCCTGACGAAATGGCGGCGTTAAGCGAAGATGATGCGCGGTTACTGCAGGTTATGTCTGAATATTTGCTACCTTCGCGGTGGATTACTCGAAATGGTCGGATCGACTTCACTTGTCCGTCTTTGGAAGACATCACGTTGTGGCAGATGCTTGAGACGAGACGCGCGGAGACCGCGCTTGAGCGAATCCGTGCATGGACAGCCGGGTACGTACCCGAAACAGTGGCGGATATGATTAAGCTAACGAAGTACATCGCTGAAGAAGTCGAGAAAGCGGACCAGTTCGAAAGGATGTTGTTACCGGGCGGCAGTGGTTCCGTAGAGAGTAATCCGATTAGCGAGGCTAAAAGTATTCTTGGTATGGTGCAACTGGCGTCTGAGTTGATGTCGTGCTCCTTCGAGGAGGCTAAATTGATAAACTACTCCGATGTGATATTGGCGATTAGCGCAAGGCACGAGGAAGTAGAGAGGCAGAAATCTAAATTCAAGTAATTATGAGTTGTAAGTATGACATTATCGATGAAGACGGGCGTAAACGTGTAAGAGCGTTACGCCACTTCACGGTACAAGGGCGGGACGTTTGTCCTATGGAACTAGGCGGATACGTCTACGATGCTAATACGTTATCACAGGACGGTAACTGTTGGATATTTAGCGGGTCACTGGAATATCCCGGTGTACGTGTTATGGATGAGGCTATTGTGGACATGGGTAGCAATCTACCAAAAGCTAACGCTAGACCTAAAGCTACTATCATTTCCGGTAATTCCCGCATCATGGGAGCTATCTCGTTTGAAACGCAATCGTTCGATGTGGCGCAGACTCCTGCGATGTTTGAACAAGGTGGGTACACCGCATCGGTAGGAAGCGTCCCTGTTAAGAACGCCGGATCTGTCCGTGTGAGAATTCCGGTGCCGTTGTTTGCCGGAACAGTGGGAAAGGTGGCTATCACAAGCACCGCCTACGAAGCTAGGTTAATTTCATTGAACGAAGCCGGAATCATAACATCGGCAACTGCTTGGACTGTTGGCGGTCCTGCTGTTACCTTGACTTCGACAGCACCGTATATCCTTGTGGATGTCCGCAAAGTAGGGGAAAAGGCGATTTCTCCGGCGGACGTGACAGCAGCGGGTATCACGATAACACAGGCAAGGGAAGCCACGGTACGCATATTTAATTCGTCCATTGTTCCCGCGTATAATGGTTCGGTGGTGGACGCCGGCAATATTTTCCGGTTCTTAGTAGTGAAGGCAACCAATGCGGCTACTTCTGTAAACGTAGAGAATTCGTATCTTCGTTCGGAATGTGTGTTCAACGGGCGAAATACATTCGCCGTAAACGCCGATTTTACTAAAATTAATTACAACATGGTAATGACGGCGGGCACTTATAATTATGTATCGGGAGTATTCCGTAACACGAACATGAATACTCCCGCTAGCGTAGACGTACCAGTGGCAAGAAAAGAAATGTTTGATGTCTCGGATTGCCCGAACTTCGAATATTCTAAGGTAGTGTTTCCGGACCTAACCGCTATGAATGCATCCGGTAAGACGTTCTACTTCAAGCAGTGTAACATGCCCGTAGGTTCAGCGATTCACTACTACGACCCGAAGGTGAACGTATGGGATAACATCGACTTCACTAAGGCTTCTGAGCATCTCGGAAAGACCCTGCTTGAACAGGAACAGACGATTCTTGTATCTTCCAACGTAGAAGGGATGTATCGCCTCTATCGCAACGCTGATGACAAGGTATTCGGGATGCTGGTGCAGGACTACGCTTCTGTTGAGCATATGGGATACGGTGCATTGGAGAGTTCATACGACTCCGTGGTGTACGCTGACTGCGTGCTGGACGGTGTATTCAACATCATCGGATGCAACGTATTCGGTGGAACGCTTGGCGGTGCTAGCAAGGTGCATTCGACCAGCCTTGATCCCGTAGAGATCAACGGTAACTTCCGTGTTGAGGGAAACGCTCAGATCGAAGACACACCTCTCAAGGGTACAGGGTACATTGGTGACAATGCCAAGCTGAAGAACGGGAACGTGGAAGGCTATGTCTACATGGCTGACAATGCGAAGTTCATCCCGGAAACCGTGGCTAATAAGCCGTCGATCCGCAGATTGGTGATGTTGGACAATGCGCAGATCACCAAGCAAGCGAACGCAGCAGGAGCAACGATCAACATCGAGATGGGAGACAATGCCGTAATCGGTGCAGTCGTGGTTGCTCAGTTCCTTGCGATGGCTGGCAATGCCGAGATCACCCGCGACGATGATGTCGCATCATTGACCGCAGATGGCGTTATCTTCATGAAGGACAACGCAAAGATCACCGGAACAGGACAAGTGATCTCACACGGGCATGTGGAGTTAGTAGGAGGTTTTAACTTAAGTGCTGGTAGCAGAACGATTTACGGTAAACACGTGATCGCTAGCCCGGATGACGTGAACAGACCGGAGCTACCGCCAACAAAAGCAACTTGGTAACATGGGATTGAAATACAGTATAAATAGTGCTGGTAGAATAGTAGCCGAGAGAGACATTTACTCTCTCGGTGGCTTTATACCTAAGGGAAGACTGGGAGGTTTTATCGCAGACGAAACGCAGTTATCGCAGGAAGGCGAATGCTGGCTGGATAGCGGAGACATAAGCACAAGACCGGATGTGCGTATCAAGGATAACGCATTCATAGGAGGATTCTTTAGAGGCGAGAATCCCGTTCACACGGATGGTGTAACGGAGTTTAGCGGTAACACGTTGATACCCGGAAGCGTAAGTATCCGGTGCTTCGCAGCAGATACCAAGAACAACATGTTTGTCAAAGATTCGTTCATCGGGGTATCAATGGACGTTCTTTGTGGTCCG